TAGGAAATTTATCGGCATTGAGCTAGACAAAGATTATTTTGAAATAGCAGAGAAACGAATTAAAGAAGCACAAGATAAACGAGAAAGTCAATTATTTTAAAGAGGAAACATTATGGATAGGGGTAATGTATATATACCAAAACCAAAGAAAAAAGAACCAAAAGCAGTCTATGGAATCATGGGAAAGGCAGGGGCTGGTAAAGACACTGCGGCTGATATGTTTGTTGATATTGTTGGTGATGCCTATAAATATAATTTTGCTGATCCACTAAAGGAAATGTGTTCATACGTTTTTGATATTCCTAAAGTATGGATGTATGATCAGGAATTGAAAAAGCAGTTAGTGCGTATCAATATGGGAAATGAAGGCATTAAAGAGCGTATGCGGGAATGGGTTCGAAAAGAAATATTAAACAACCCAAAATGGGCTTGGCATATCGCCAGACCAGACCTTAGTGGATATTCGGTTGTTAGTAATAATCGAGTTGAAGACGTTGCAAAAACTCTAATAGATGCTATTATAGATGTCTTTGTTAAACTTCAAATTGAAGGAAAAATTGAAGGAAAGAATCATATCGAAGACATCTTTGTACCAACACCTAGAGAGTGGGTCATCAGTATCAGGCTCCTATTACAATACATGGGTACTGAGGTTATACGAAATACCATTGATGATAAATTTTGGGCTGAGATTAAAACACCAGATAAAACATATGGAAAGACTGTATATATTGCTGACTGTAGGTTTTCAACAGAGGTTGATTTTATCCTATCGCATCCAAAGGGTGAAATAATTGTTGTTCAAAACCCTGATCTTGAAAAATCGGATGTTGGTAATCATTCATCTGAGGAATTTGTGGATGAAATTGAATCCTATATGGCTCAACACTATCCACTTAAAACAATAAATTACATACATAACGGGTTTCAGCGTGATAGTATGACAAAACTAAGAGAACAGATAAAAACCATACTAACTTTTTAAAGGATTGATATGATTACAGTCACGCTTAAATATACAGATTATGGTCATCAAGAAACTCAAGAATTTAGAGAATATACAAAGAATCTGGTAGGTCATCGTGATACTGGTGAGTATAGGATTAAATTCGGGATAGAAAGTGATCCAATGTTTGACAACAAAGTAGTTTGTCAGATTGAAATTGAAGATGAGGATTATGCATTTGATGTAGTGAATCACTACATGATTGATCGTGAGGTTAATGGTGATAATGTTCCATTTGATGTGGACCTATCATCTGTTGCAGTGTATGTTACGGGGTCTGATCGAATTAGTAACTACATGATTAGTAGGTCATTCTCTCACTTGTATGAAAAAATGGAAATTACTGAGAGTGTTTTGTCTAAGCTAAATGAAAAATGTTCTGTGTTGGAATCTAATCAACAGAAGATTTCTGCTTATATGGAAAACATTGGGGCTGACAAGTTTCCTGACATCGTGAAAAAATTGATAGATTCTATGGAGGCAGAGGGACACAACTGCAAAACTGAAATTAACACAATCCTACAGAGGAAAATACATTGATTGAAATTGTAATCCTTATTGGAATATATAACACAAAAGAAAAGGTGAAAAATGAGTTTAGCTGATAGACTATTAAAAGCGTCTGCCAAAGGCAGTCAATCGAGCATGTTGAAAAAATCAAGATATTTTAATGAAGACATTGGTATCCCCACAAGCGTATATTCCTTAAATATCTCTTTAAGCGGATCAATTCATGGTGGTATTTTACCGGGGGTTGGCGTAATTGCAGGCCCATCAAAACACTTCAAATCTAACCTGAGTCTGGAAATCGTTAGTGCCTATATGAAAAAGCATGAAGATGCTATTTGTATCTTTTATGATTCTGAGTTTGGTACAAAGAAAGGCTACTTTAAAAAATCTGGTGTGGATGAGAATCGTGTTATTCATGTTCCTATCAGTGACATTGAAGAATTGACTTTTGACGTAGCACAAAAGCTACAAGAAATTGAAGACACCGATAAGGTCATTATCTTGATTGATTCGGTTGGTAACTTGGCATCAAAGAAAGAAGTTGAAGATGCAGAGAAAGAAAACTCTGCAATGGATATGACGCGGGCGAAAAAATTGAAGGGATTTTTTCGTATAGTAACACCAAAGCTTCATATGAAATTCATTCCTATGATCTGTATTGCCCATGTGTATCAATGCGGAACTGAAGAAATGTTGGTTAAGACACCAAATGGTGATGTATCTCTAAAAGATATTGGAGTTGGTGATTTAGTACATACGACAAACGGAATAGAGCCAGTATCATTTAAAACAGAAAATGAAGACGCACAAATTTGGGATGTTGAGTTAGAAAATGGGGACATTTTATCATTTACAGAAGGTCATAGATTTATGGTTAATGGTGAGTGGAAATATTTACATGATCTTAAAGTTGGTGATGATCTTGACTATTTGAAAGGTTAATGTTATAAACAGTCCTAATGTTGTTTATAGATGCTTAAATGTGTACGCAGCCAAATTTGATAGAGAAGATGAGCTAAAAACTGCTAGATTCAAACATAGATCATTAAACTCTAAAAATGTTCGTGCTAACATAACACCAGATCAAGAACGCGGGCGAATAGAAGCTGTACAAAAAGCAAACAAAAATCTGAGTAAATCTGAAATAACTAGGCGCTCAGAATGGATGAAAACTATAAACTTAACCAAAGATAAAACACCAAAGCAAGTGAGTTGTCCTTGGTGCGAAAAAGTTGGTGGGGATAATGCAATGAAAAGATGGCATTTTGATAACTGCAAACATAAAAAGGTATAATATGAAAGTTAAAAGCATTAGTAATACAAGAAAGGGTAGAGTATATGACATCGAAACTCCGACACATGATTATATTCTATGGAACGGACTAATTTCACATAACACACAAGAAACCTACAGCAAAACCATTATCAGTGGTGGTACTGGTATTCAATACTCTGCGGATTGGTCGCTTATCGTTGGTCGCAGGCAGGTTAAGGACGATAAAACCAAAGAAATGCTTGGTTATGATTTCATTCTAAACTCAGAGAAGTCTCGCTTCATTAAAGAAAAATCAGCACTGGTCTATGCAGCTACCTATGAACATGGTGTAGACCCGTATGGAGGGCTTCTGGATATTGCTCTACTCACTGGTCATGTTGTCAAACCTAAAAATGGTTGGTTTTCAAGGCCAACGGTAGAGAATGATAAGAATTGGCGTAGGGCTGAATCATCATGTGATGAGTTTTGGAAACCACTTCTTGAAGACGCCACTTTTGATGCAGAGATTGGTAAACTCTATCTGTTGAGTAGTGAAGGCACCACGGTTGACTCTAAATTACTGGAAGCAATTGGGGAAGGTGTTGACCCAACCACAGGTGAAGTGGTAGGATAGCGCTTCGCTTTGGGTTTGTGGTGAGAATGATTACCGTTCTCATCACATTTTACTAACAAAAACAGAGGGTTAAATGGAATCAATTGAAAATGTAATTATGCGTGGTCTAATATTTAATGAAGACTATGCATCTAAGGTGTATCCTTACTTAAAGGAAGAATATTTTGATGGTAATACCAAAACCATTTTTAACTCTTATTCTCATTTATTTGATAAGTATAATAAACAGCCAACCGTAGAAGCTTTGTTGATCTATCTACAAAATCTTCCACTGAATGAAGATGTGTTTAAAGGGACTGTACAAGACCTTGAGGAAATATATAAAAGCAGAAAAGAACCTGTTAATGTTGATTGGCTAACGGATGAAACAGAAGCTTATTGTTCTGATAAAGCAACATATAATGCAGTGTATGATAGTATTCAAATTCTTGAAGGTAATGATAAGCATCGTGATAAACATGCTATTCCTGACCTACTCAACGAGGCGTTGGCGATTGACTTTGATCAGGCGCTAGGCTCTGATTACTTTGAAGATGCAGAAAAGCGTTATGATTACTATATTAATCCTGAAACTAAGCTGGCATTGCCCTTAGAAGCTCTACAGATACTCACCAACGGGGGTTTGCCACCTAAGACGCTGAACGTGTTGCTTGCTGGAACAAACGTTGGTAAATCGGCTCTCATGTGCTTTCTCGCTGGTGAACTGGTAAAGCAGGGTAAAAACGTTTTGTATGTTAGTGCTGAGATGAGTGAGGAAGCATTGTATGAACGCATTGATGCAAACTTACTAGATGTTACCACTGATCAACTTAATGATCCTAATCTTGATAAGGAATGGTTCTTAGGTAGTTTAAAGAAGCTGAAAAAACGCGGTGCTGGTCAATATATAGCCAAAGAGTATCCTACATCATCTGCCCATGCTGGACACATTAAGCATTTGTTGAAAGAGTTGGCACAGAAGAAAAAGTTTAAACCGGATATTATATTCATGGACTATATAAACATTTTCACTAGTTCAAGATACAAGACATTAAACGGGGTTAACTCATACTCATATATTAAGGCCATTGCAGAAGAAATGAGAGGGTTGGCTGTTGAAGAAAACTTGCCTATCGTTACAGCATCACAACTTAATCGTGAGGGTAGCAATAGCTCACAACCTGATATGACCAACACATCAGAATCGTTTGGCCTACCGGCTACAGCCGATTGGATGGCTGCTATGGTAACGAATGAAAACTTGATGGAACTGAATCAGCAATTGCTGATTCAGTTAAAGACTCGTTACGGGGCTAAAAAGCAATCAACTAAGTCACAACTGGTAGAAGTCGAATTTGAAAAGATGCGATATAAAGACTTAGCTCAGAATGTGATGGAAGATAAACCTGTTGAAGATGTAAAGAAGACCAAAGCAAAATTTGAAAAGACTAAATTGGATGATTGGGATATTGAATAAATACTGTTGACTATCAAACTAAATTTAAGGTATAATCAACAATGCAATCTTTCGACCAATTTTATGAAGAACAGATATTGGATGAAGCTGGCTTAAAAGACGCTATTACAGACAGGGCCAGTGTTATAGCATCCAACATCATTGGCAAAGCTAAAAAGTTGTTTGCTGGACTTGACTTTGAACGTAAAGAAACTATGTTTATGCTTGAAACATTCTTCAAACAATTGAGAGAACTTCTAAGCAAACACAAGACTGTGACGGAAGACGATGTTAAGCGGGCATTGAAGCAACTAGGGGATGTGGGTAAATTTGCCTTGGTTGCTCCACTATTCTTACTTCCGGGTGGTGGAACAACTACCGCAGTTTTGTATATGGCTGGTAAAAAGCTTTTTAATATTAGTATATTGCCACAGGGACTTGAACAAGTTTTTGAAACCATGTATGATCTAAAAGAATCTCTATCAGATATTCAACATATAAACGAGGGTATCATGCAAAACTTCGATGAATGGATTGGGGATAAGCTTAACGAAAGCTCTCTATCTCGCATTTGGCGTCATGTTCAAGATCATCAAGCCGGTGCTATCTCTGGATACCGTGATGACAACGAAAAGGCACAGAACAAACAGAATAACAGAGAGATTAAGGCTTACTTGACAAAACAGGGGTATTCCGTAACATCTGTACAAGGCAACTACATCGAGAACTTTGGGTCTGACAATGCGCGTGAGGTGGGTGAACCTTCCTTTTTCGTAGTGGATATGAATGACAGTGGTAGACTTGAGCGTGATCTTACAGCCCTTGGTAAAAGGTTTGATCAAGATTCTGTGTTGATCGTACCTCAAGGTGGAAAAGGTGCTTACTTGTTAGGCACATCCAATCGTGATGATGCATTTCCTCCCCTTGGACAGACTGAACGTGTAGGTAGTTCTCGCTTTGGTAAAGTTGCTGGACAATTCCTATCAAGAATACGAGGGCGTGAATTTGCCTTTGAATGTGAGGAAGTCAAACTGCCATCAACCGTGAATGGTAAGCGTGGATGGGCAATTCTTGCTGAAAAAGTAAAAGATGATATTCAAAATGATTGATTTCCGATATTTCATAATCGAATCTGTTGTTTATCGTGGTGTAAGTGGTAAGTTTGATGGTAATTACTCAAAAAGCCAACCTATTGTTTGGGTTAGTACATCAAAAGAACATGCTAAAATTTATACCTCTGGTGATGGAGAATTGATTAGTTTCAATATCAATGATAGGAAAATAGTATCTCTCGATCTTGGTTTTCGTAGTGTTGAAACTCAAGTAAAATTTGATGAAGTTGCGTCAAGATTTAAACAAAGGCTGATGGAATTGTTTAAAAAAAATAAAATCAGTAAAAATGATGCTATGGATATACTTGACAAATTGGAAAAAATTTCCTTTAATGGGCATAAGCAGGTATGGGAATGGGTACATATACCAAAATTCTTAGAACTGATCAAAGATTCTGGCTTTAACGTCATTCGTCAAAATGAGGGGATTAAGGCTCATACAGGGGATACGATAACATACGGGGTTATTGATCAACGTTTACTTGAAATGAAGTCATAAACCAATTATAATAATAAAATAAATCAGAGATCGAGAAAAATATGAAAAATTTTAAAAGTTATCTGAAAGAAGCAAAACGACAAACAGATACAGAAGCCGCACAAGAGGAAGGCTTTACTGATGCACAGGAATCACTTGCACAGAAAAATGTGTTTTTTGATTTCGACATTCGTCAAGGCTTCAACGTTTCTGGTAGGGTTAAAAATCTGCTAGAAAATAATCCCGTTGGTGTAATGGATTGGAAAGAAAGGGCTTCCCGTTCTGATTATGCTTATTTGGGTGAAATTAGTAGCTTCGATGAATCATCATTATCTGGTGTACGTTTAAAGAAGGGTGAAATCGTTTTCAGGTATTCTACTGAAACGACTGCTGTAACAGGGATGGTGCCTTTCATCAAGATCAATGTCCTTAAAGGACTTGCATATTTTCTAACTCAAGAATCATCAAGTGGTGACACTGATGAAATTAGGTTTGAAAGCCGTAGCGTCAAGTTGTCTTTTCTTAGACTTGACCCGAAGTATATGAAAAAACTAAACATTATCTAAGGTGAACATGAATGAGTGTATCTGATCAAATTGAAATTGTAATTCCTAGCTCTGAGGAACATCGTAAAGACATCCTATCAGCGATCAAAGAAATGTCTAACTCTTTGAGCCGTATGGATGCTGAAAAGGAATACATCAAAGCGACTAAGAAGTTTATCAAAGAGACTTATGATATTGATCCAAAATGGATTGCTAAGACTCTGAATGACTATCATAAAGATAAATTTGATGCCTCTGTGAAAGAGTTTGAAGAATACGAAGCCTTCTATGAAACTATTGTGAACATGAAGAATGATGCAACCAGTGACGCAGGTGATGATGATGAGTAATCCAATATTAAAGTATTTTCAATATCAACATCTTCCAGAACATCTACAGGAAGTTAGTCGTGATTTTTGTATTCTGGCACAGGATATTGATACAAAGTATGTTGATAGCCCTGAGAAATCCGCTGGACTAAGAAAGTTGCTAGAAGCAAAGGACTGTATTGTTCGCGCTTCAATGGAAAAATAACAGAAAGGGGCTTGCAAGCCCCTTTCTTTATTGCTATAATGGTTGTGTTGAATGAGGAAAGATTGAAACAAAATATTAGGAGATTAAGAATGGCTACCAATAATCAAATAATTGATTTTGTCAAAACAGCCAAGGAAGATGGATATTTCACACAAGTATATGCTAGGGTTCGCTACAATCAC